TCTCCCTCTATTTTTATGTCATCAGATGTCTGTAAGTTGTATCCAAAATTAGCTTTTTTAAATTTAATATGTAATTCTGTTCCTACTTGTTCTCTAATGTAATCTTTTTCTAAAATAAATTGTCCATTTATAAATATATCAAACCTTGCGTGTTCCTTACGATATGGTCTTAAAAAAGATTTTAAATCTTTCATCTTAGCATTATCAAGTTTCCATATCCAATATGTTGGGTGATTCATATTGAATGGAGATAGTCGGAATTCATCGAATTCATGTACTTGTTCTAATATTTGTTTTAAATCTTTAATAGCCATTATAATTCTATAAATTTACCTGTTATACCCAATTCATCTGTGTTTTCTAAAATATAACCTAAATCATTTGTTGTTGATACCAAATCATCAGGATAAGTTCCACCGGATGATAAAGAACCAGTTGAAAAGTTAAATATAATTTCGTTAGTTGCAAAAGAACCTGTATAAGAATACTTTGTAGATGGTATAAATACACCATTTATATAAACTCTAAACCAATCAGTAGTGTCAAATACACCATTTAATTCTGATGGTAGTTTTGGTAATTCTACATTTTCTAACTTTAGTGTATCTGCATCTACAAATGTTCCTTCTGATGAACCTCTAATTGACATAAAATCAATTATATCCGAATATTCATTATACATCTTTTTTTCAATAGAAGAATTTGTTGCAGAACTTCCATTTAGTCCTGTTAAATCGGTTTCAGTTCCCCAAATAACTTTTTTAGGTTTAATTGTTTTTTTATGAGTTGATTCATTATCAAATTGTTCTGGTAAAAGATATGCATTTACTGCCATTGTAAAGTTTGTTCTTACTATCCTTTGAGAACCCTCACTTATTTCAGTTGTATTGTCAAATGAATCTATTTTTACTCTAAATTTAAATCCACTTTTATCTCCCCAATACTCATCTGTTGCATATTGGAATGCTTCGACTACTTTATTCATATGTTCAGTAAAATCAGTCCAAATAATTACTTCATAACTTAAAGTAACATAATCAGGTATTACAATATCATATAATTCGACTGGTTTTGAAGTAGCAGTCATTGCAGAAAATCTATCGTATTTATGTTTTTTAGAATATTTTGATACTGATGGGTATGAAACATGACGGTTCATTGTATTTGATAACGCATCGTTTCTTTCAATTGAGTTTCTTTTAAACATTACCAAAGGAATCTGTAACATTCCTTTTTTATCTCTTAAGAATCCATCTTTTTGTACCGATTTCCATCTTTCAGGATTACCATATACAACTGGTACTTTTTGTTTTTCTTGAAATATTTCAACAGTAGGCAATACAGTATCAATCATATGTTCTGCGATTGCTAAATCAACATCATATAATCTTACTCCCTTTCCTTGTTCAATACTTTCTTTTTTGTATTGAAGGGCTCTATTCTTCGGTAATTTTTTTAAAGGGTCTACTGCCATTAGTGATATGTCCTTTCATCTATTTGAATTTGACTTCTTCTTACCATAAATGCAACTGCGGTTAGAACCATTCTTGAATCATCGAATGAACCACTTTCTTGGTCATAGATTTCAGGCTGACCACCTACTAATTGGTGTTCTCTTACATTATCAATTTCATAGTATATTCCATCAAAAAGAATTACATCACCAATTTCAGGATAACCAACTGTCAAATTTTGGATTGCTTCGGTTGGAACTAAAGTACCATTTACATCTCTAACCTTTGGAACTGAATAAGAAGTTTCTCTACATCTCATTCTATTAAATCTAAATTCTACTGCCTGTTGTTTATCTGCACCAAATCCTTCATAAACTACATTCATTGGCTCTCTATCTACTATTGCCATTACAGTAGATGGTGCTCTCCAAACTTTTCCTAATGATTCGCCGTATAGATTCGTTTTTGTTTCACCAACTGATACCTTGAATAAAGTTACAGCTTGTTCCACAACATAATCTACTACTTCCTCAGAAATAGTTTTAATAAAATCTAAATCTTTTGCATTGAAAAACTTTGGCATAATTTTATCCTATATAAATGTTGAGTGGAACACGATTCATTACTTGTTGTTGTTGTTCAACCATCGATGCTTCGTTTTCCATTCTTTGTTTTTTACTTACTTCATTCAGATTCTCTCTTAATTGTTCAATAAGAGCATCTTTTTCTGTTTGTGCTTCAGCTCTTAATGCTGCACCATCTAAAGAAACTTCAGAACCAGGTATAGGAACAGTTGAATATTTTTCTCTAACTGCACCCAACATCTCTTTTGCCAAAGCGAGTGTATATTTTCGTATCCATTGTTTACCAACATCATTGATTTTGTTGTATTCTGCAAAGTTATATCCTACATTTGAGTAATCTGATACTACATTAGGAGTTATAATAGTCGCATTTTCTCTTCTATCTTTTACAACTTGATATTCAAACCAAAGTTTGTATTCTGTTGTCGGTTTTGGAAATATTTGTAATTTATTGTTTACTATATTGAATGTATGTGCTGATTTTCTAATTTGGTCATTAAATTCAATCTGTTGAATTCTTAACATATCCTCATAAATTGGCATCAAGATAAATTGTGCCGCTGGTGAGAATGAACCGAAACCAAATTCATCAATCAAGTTAAGTGTTCCTTGACCAGAAACAGAGTATGGGTCAAAGAATCTTTGAATAGCAGGTGATGTTTCGTAAAATACTTTAGTCACATCAATTCTTTCACTACTTTCTGAAACATCTGCAAATAGAGTTTGTAAATCATATTCTTGAGAACCAGTATTAACTGTAATATAATTTTTCTTTATATCAGTTCTACCACCAACATTAGCAAAATTACCATAAGTTTCTGCTATTGTTGCAACATTATTTAGTTCTGAACCTAATACTGATTGGCCAGTATAGTTTGAACCAGTTGCTTGTCCTTCTAATGCTCCGAGGTTATTTCTTATATTAAATTGGTTCACTTGAGATGAGTATTCACTCACTGCTTCTTCAAATACCGCAAAAAAGTTCTCTCCTTGTAATTCAATATCAATAATCGGATATCCTAATCTTTTTGCACACCAAGATGCTATTTTAGGTGCATCTGTCTGAAAAGATGAATCCGAATCATATGTACCGAAAGGGGTTGAAGAACCTGAGGTAAAACTTGCTGAACCTGTCCAAATTCTTGCTTGTGACATATTTTTCTACTCCTTACTATTCAATTATACTACTATAAATATAAATTAATTTAAAACGAGGATATAAAATAAAAAAAAAGAGGGAAACCTTTCGGAATCCCTCTTTATTTATCATCACTAATGTAATGACCTTAAACTAAAGTTTATCTATTAAATGTTAGATAAGTCTTTAACATAGATTTTACCATAGAATTCTGGTCTTACCATCTTCTTAGCATATCTAGTCATTACACCTCTTCTTGGTGTAAAGTTAGTTGGGTCATATACAAGAGGTGTCATGATTAATGGTACATATGGTGCATAAACAGCTCCAGTTTCAAGGAAGTTGCTTCCTTTAAATCCTAATAAGATTTCGTTAGAAGTCATATAAGGGTTTTTGTAAACTGTGTATCTGTTTGCGATAGAACCAACAGTAGTTACACCAGCTGCGAAAGATGAAGCATCTTTATCAGCAGAAACTGTAAATCCTGGGATTGATTCTAAAATTGTACATACATCAGGAGAAGCAACAATAAAGTTAGCTCCACCTCTTAGTGTTAATTGGTGAATCTTGTTCGAAACTTTGTTAAGTTTAGCACCTAAAGTTTGGAACCAAGAGTTCTTAGTGTAAGCAGCCGAGTTAGAACCCGCTACCCAAGCACCTGTTGAAGAATTATACTCTTCACCTAAAGTTACTGACCAGTACTCAGTTGTTAATGCGTTAGACTTTAACATATCTAATATTTCTAAGTCAATCTCTAATGAGATGTACTCAGATAACATAGAAGTTAATTCAGCTTCAGCGTCAATTGAGTGATAAGCATTAAGGTCTTGAGCTAACTCAGGAGTCCATACTGCTTTTAGTTTTCTAGTCTTAGCAACGATAGCTTCAGATTTTAATTCAAGGTCAACTTCAGGAATACCTAAGTCAGAACCTAATCCACCTTGGTCACCTGCGTTTCCATCTTCAAAATCACCTCTGTTTTCAGCAATTGGTTGTTGTGAATACTTAACAGTTAAGTCATCAGCTTTTACAGCACCTGCTCCACAGTTAGCGAAGAAAGTGAATACACCTGCATCAGTTGCAGATGAGTGAGCTGGGTAAAACGCATCTGCAGATGAGAAATCTGAAGATGAGATGAAGAAGCTTCTTACAGCATCTAAATCAGGTCTTACTAAGTCAGCAGTTGAACCATTGTCGAATGTTATTTTTTGAATCGCACCTGCAGCAATTGAAGCTGAAAGTGAAGAATCAAATCCTACTTCTGACCAAGATGCAGTTGCGAATGTTAAATCAGCAACAGCTACATCATCAGAAATATCATTAACTGAATAACCGTATCTACCTTCTCCGTAAAGACCGTTTTCAGCTACATTTGTTGAACCAAGGTCAGACCCGTCACCACCGAAAAGTGATTTTCCGTTGAATGCAGGATTACCTGGTTGTGCAGTTCCGTACTTAAAATCTAAATAGAAAATAAGTCCAGAAGGTAAGTTCATTGGCTGTACCGAAACGAATTCTTTAGACGCTATTTCGCCAAAAATTCTTCGTACCAATGGAAGAGCAACACCACTCCACTCCTCTGAACCTGCTGAAGTACCAGTATTAGTAGCTTCATCTAGCAATTGTTTTGCTTGGTTTTCAAGAAGTACAGAGATTTGAGATTGCTCTCTTTCGTTTAAACCTTCAAGAAGTCCAGTTTGTTCCCATTTACCTTTCAGTTCTCTAGTTTCAGCTAGCATTACTGATTGTGGGTTCTTTCCTTCCATAAGTTTAGATAAATCAAAATTTGCCATTTTTATCTCTCCTTAAAATTTTGTTAAATTAATTAAATAATGTTTGCTAATTTCTTAAATCTATCAGCCATCGTGTTAGTTGATTCAGCGATTACTTCTTTTTTAGGAGCAGTCGATGCAACTGGTTTAGATGCGAATGATTCGTTGATTTTAGCTTGTTTTTGTTTCTTTGAAGTTCCACCTATTTTGAAACTCTCAGCTAATGTTGAGAATACTAATTTTACTTCTCTAACATTTTTAGTTCTGTCTAATGTTTCAACAACTTTGTGTTTTTGGTCGTTGTTTAGTTCATAAGCTCTGAACAATTTGTTAGTGTAAAGTAATTTAGCGTTTAATAGATTTACTTCATTGATTGTAGACTTCAACTCTTTAATAGTAGAAATTGCTTCACTTAGTTCAGCTTTAGTTTCTTCTAATTCGTTGTTTTCTTCAACCTCTTCTTTTTCTTCTTCAGAATCTTCACCTTCAGAAACTTCCTCTTCAGAACCATATCCCATTTCTTTTAGGATTTCTTCTAAATCGATTTCTTCATCTAAATCTTCTTCTTCAGAGTCATCTACTTCAGAATGCATTTCTTCTTCCACTTCTTCTTCGTGTTTCTCATCTTCATGAGAATCAACAGCGTCATCAGCGATATCTTCAACTTCTTCTTTTTCCTCAGCATCAAGTTCCTCTTCGTGGTCAGCACCTTCTTCTTCAGAAAGTTCTGCTTCAAGTTCCTTAATGATTGATTCTAAATCAAGTTCTTCATCTACTGAATCTTCTTCTTCGTGTGAATCTTCCATATATCCTTCGTTAGATTCTTCCTCTTCGTGAGAATCTTCAGATACAGTTTCTTCTACTGAATCTTCTTCCTCTGATTCTTCGCCTTCACTAATTTCAGCAGCTTTCTCAGAATTTTCATCCTCAGAACCTACTTCACTAGATTCAACATCCGTATCAGGGTTTCCTTGAGCTACATCTGATGAACTATTAGCATCATCTGCAGGTTGCTTATTGTCTCCATCACCGATATCAGAAGCACCTGCATCAGGAGCATCATCTTTATCGTACTCTTCATTAACTTCCTCATCAATCTCTGCAGTGATTTCTTCTTCACCGTCAGCGTTGTAAGTTCCCTCTTCTACTTCTTCCTTTTCCTCATCTTCTCCTTCAATTTCTTGTTGAAGTTTTTGAGAAAGGATAGATTGTAGTCTTGGAGTGAAAGCTTCTTCAAGAGCGATTTTAGCATTAGCAATAGCAGTTTCTCTAACAGCTTTAGCATCAGCAATAGCTTCTTTCAATAAATTTGAATTTGCCATTTTTTAAACCTTTCGTTTGTTTCGTGAAAATATTAAGGGATTTTCAATAAGAATTAATTTTTGGTTCGGTCACCTCACATAAGAACTCGTGGGTATTAAAAACCATAAAAATGAATCCACATTAGGTGGATTATTGTATATAAATATAGAATATATACAGAAAACATAATTTTTTAAGAAATTAATTTATATGAACCTTTTTGTTCATTTGTTTTTTTCTTATTATTAGTGTTTCCTTTTTTCTTTTTTTTCTTTCTTGTTTTTAATTGAAGTTTAGTATTACCATCATTTATTTTAGAAATAATTGTTTCTCTTTCTTGTTCTCTAACTGCTTGTTGTTTTGCTTTTCTTTTAGCTATTGATGGTTTTACAAAATGTTGTCTTTCTCTCAGTTCCATTAAATGGCCTGATTCCATTGTTCTTCTTTTAAAAATTTTAAGTGCTTTGTTAATGTCTCTGTTTTTGACTTTAACAGAAACTAATTTTGGGTGTTTACTCATTCTCCTTTATTTAAGTGTAAC